AAATTAGCACTTCAAGAAAAGTACAGAGAAGAAGATAAAAGAAATATAGGTGAGGCCAAAGAGCCTTTACATCCAGACAACATAGGAACCGAAACAGTAGATCAACTACCTGTGCCTATGGGTTATAGAATTTTAGTTCTACCTTTTACACCAAAAGAAAAAACAAAAGGTGGAATATTATTTTCCCAAGAATCTTTAGATAAAGCACGAATAGCCACAACATGTGGTTATGTTTTAAAGATGGGAGATTTAGCATACAAGGACAAAGATAAATTTGGTGAACCTTGGTGCAAAAAAGGAGATTGGGTGATCTTTGCAAGATACGCAGGCGCAAGACTACCAATAGAAGGTGGAGAAGTGCGAATACTTAACGATGATGAAGTTCTAGGAACTGTTTCAGATCCAGAATCGATTCTTCATTTAATATAATAACATAGGAAGGAACTATGCCAGAAAAAGAAGAAAAAAAACCATCAGAAGAATTGGTAAACGTTGGCGAAACAGTCGGCGCAGATATTGATTTTGATGATAAAGGAGAACCGGTAAAACAAGAGGAAGTTGTAGAAGAAAAAATTGAGGTAGAAGAAGTACCAGCTACTTCATCTGACACTCAAGATAAAACTTATGAAAATGAGAGAACAACTAAACTCGACAAAAAAGAAGATAAAGACGAGTTAAAAGAATATAGTGATGGCGTTCAAAAACGTATTGCTAAACTTACTCGTAAAATGCGAGAAGCAGAAAGACAGAGAGAAGAAGCTGTTCAATATGCTCAAGCAGCTAAACAAGATAAGGATAGATTAGAATCTAAACTTTCTACTTTAGATAAATCTTATGTAAAAGAGTTTGAATCAAGAGTTACAACTAATATGGATGCTGCAAGGCAATCATTAAAAGTAGCTATTGAAGCAGGAGATGTTGATGGTCAAGTTAAAGCTCAAGAATCAATAGCTAGACTTGCACAAGATGCATCTAGATTAGGAGCTTTAAAAACACTTAACGAAGAAGCACCTAAACAAGAAAAACCTGTATATCAAGCACCTACACCAAGAAGACAACAAACTGATCCTAAAGCAGAAGCTTGGGCTAAGGAGAATACTTGGTTTGGTAGCGATTCAGCTATGACTCATACAGCTTTTGATCTACATAAAACACTTGTAGAACAAGAAGGATATGATCCTCAGTCTGATGAATATTATCAAGAAGTGGACTCAAGAATAAGACTTGAATTCCCCCACAAATTTGATAAGATAGATGGTTCAACTACAGAAAGAACTAAACCAGTTCAAAATGTAGCTTCAGCTAGACGTTCGAGCTCAACAGGACGCAAAAGTAAAACTGTGAGACTCTCGCCATCACAGGTAGCAATTGCTAAAAGATTAGGCGTGCCATTAGAAGATTATGCAAAACAATTAAAAATCACGGAAGGAGCATAAAATGAAAAACGAAGATATAAAAACCTCACGTGCGAGTCAAACAAGAGCTAAAACAAATGCTAAAAAAGTTTGGACTCCACCCTCATCACTCGATGCACCCGAACCACCTGCTGGGTATAGACACAGATGGATTAGAGCTGAATCTATGGGTTTTCAAGATACGAAAAACGTAGCAGCATCTTTGAGAGAAGGATACGAATTAGTGAGAGCTGAAGATTATCCAGATCAAGATTTTCCAGTCGAAACTACAGGTAAGTATGCGGGAGTTATTGGAGTAGGAGGCTTATTGCTGGCTAAGATACCAGAAGAGATCGCTAAGCAGATAGATGCTTACTATGACAAGCAGACTCAAGATAAAGACGATGCTATCAACAACGATCTTTTGAAGGACCAGCACCCAAGTATGCCAATCAATCAAGAGAGGCAGACTCGTGTAACTTTTGGTGGTACAAAGAAATAGTCTTATAACAATTTCTAAGTCCAACAAAATATATTAACCCGAACTGGAGGCCGTTTCACGACGGCAGGTTCATAAGTAAAGGAAAACAAATATGGCTAATACAAATACAGCTGGATTTGGATTAAGACAGAACATGACAGTTGGAAGTACTCCAGCTACAGGTGGTCAGTCTGAAATGCTAGTTCAGTCTTTGAATACGCTACCAAATGCTATGTATAAAGGCGATCCTGTTGCTTACCAAACAACTGCTGGAGCTCATGGAGCTACAGTTGGTTACATACAAGACATCACATTCAACGCAGGAAACGATGACACCGCTACAGGTGCAGCGTGGACTTCTGCATTATCACCAATCGTTGGTGTAATGAATGGAGCGTTTTGGGTAGACAACAATACTTCAACACCAACATGGGGCAATTCTGTTCCTGCTGGAACTGTTGCAGGTACTGACTACAATACAGGTGTCGCTAATATTACAGCATTTGTAAACACTAACCCCGATCAAGAATACACAGTAAGATGCTCAGCAGCATTAACTCCTGGTTTCACGGAACAAGGAGCTGCAGAGGCTTACAATTTAATTGATCAACCCGCTACAGGTCAAATTAACGGACTTTCAGCTTGTACTTTAAGTGCAGGTGCGAACGTTAATAATGGAGCATTATACGTTAACAAATCAGCAGGAGTTTCAGGTCAAACTGAAGACGCTGCAGGTTATGACGTTGTTGTTTCTTTTAACCCTGGCGCGTTCTTATACAACTAATAGAATAAGGAGATAAATAACTATGGCTATATCAAGAGCACAACTCGTAAAAGAGTTAGAACCTGGTTTGAATGCTTTATTCGGACTAGAGTATAAATCGTATGCTAACGAGCATGCTGAAATTTTTGATACAGAATCATCTGACAGAGCTTTCGAAGAAGAAGTGATGTTATCTGGTTTTGCAAATGCAGCAGTTAAACCTGAAGGCCAAGGCGTTCAGTTTGATGATGCACAAGAAACTTTCACAGCACGTTACACTAACGAAACAATCGCATTAGCGTTTGCAATCACAGAAGAAGCTATCGAAGATAACTTGTATGACAGACTTGCGTCTAGATATACAAAAGCGTTAGCAAGATCTATGGCAAACACTAAGCAAGTTAAGGCAGCAGCAGTATTGAACAATGGTTTCAATGCAGCATTCGCTGGTGGTGATGGAAAAGCATTATTTGCTGACGATCACCCAACTATTGCCGGTTCATTCAGAAATGAATTACAAACTGGCTCTGACCTTAATGAAACTTCATTAGAACAAGCTTTGATTGACATCGCAGCTATGACTGATGAAAGAGGCCTAAAAATTGCGGCTAGAGGAATGAAAATGATTATTCCTTCTGAGCTTCAGTTTACTGCTGACAGACTTATGAAGTCTGAAGGTAGAACAGGTACTGCTGATAATGACATCAATGCAGTTAAGAATATGGGAATGGTTCCGCAAGGATACACTGTTAACCACTTCTTAACAAATGCAAAAAAATGGTTCATTAAAACAGATGTACCTAATGGTCTAAAACATTTTGTTAGATCACCTATCAAAACTTCTATGGAAGGCGACTTTGATACTGGTAACGTAAGATACAAAGCTAGAGAAAGATACGTTTTTGGATTTTCTGATCCAAGAGGCGTATTCGGATCTGACGCTACGTAATAAATAAATAATTTAGGGGCCGAACACAATTCGGCCCCTTTTTTTAAATAAGGTGAGAAAATGAGAAAATTCCTAGTAAAAATCAATGCGTATCAATATGGTGCAGAATTTGAAGTTCTGGCTGAGGATAGTGTTGAATCTATTGAAAATTCAATAGTTGACAAACTGGGAGAAAAGGGTGTAAAATGGGAATATCTTGGAGAAATGATGGATCCCAGGGTAAAACGAATAACCTATGAGGAGGTTGTTGATGGTCAAAGACCTGTACAAACAAAAAAGGTCCTTGGAGTTGAAGTGGCAGCTGGAGTATGAGCAAGAAGGCAAATATACTCTGGATATGGTTAGAATTGATAATGCGATTAAAGACACTATCAATGAGATCAAGCTAGAAGAAGCTAAGATTGCAGATAGAGAAAATGCAATTATTAACGCTGCTCCACAAGTTTCTGTAGCTACTTAGAATAAAAAGTTACATCGTTGGAAAAGTCATTCCGCACTACAAGCTCTCTTGCACTCTATTAAAAAATCATATATAAACAAGGTACTATACATTTAACAATCATTAGATGTAGACGCGTATAGTCGATTTCCCTAGGAACTACATTTAAAATATCTAGGAGGATATTAATATGGCAAACACAACCTTTACAGGAAATGTCAGAGAAAACGGAGACGGTAATAGAGATTCTGTTGCTGGCTCTATGTGTGCAACAGCAAATTTTCACATTGCGAATACTTTAACAGCAGGTGATGGAAATGTGCAAAAATCAGAAACAGACACTACAAAAGTAATTTTACCAAAAGGTGCTGTCGTTTACAAAGTTGTAATTTGGGACGCGGGAGCAGCAGCTGGTGGAACTATGGATATTGGATTTAGTCCAATTGCCACTGGTCTTGTAGTTGCAGATCCAGATGGATTCGCAGATGCGATCCCTGTTGATGCAAGAGGCGAAACAGGCGCAGTAGGTGTTGGAACTGCAGGAGATGTAATGGGTGGTCTTTCAACTGTAGTTAACGGTGTTGAAAAAGGACCAGCTATTGTAAATGCAGCAGGTCAAAGAGAACAATTAATTGTTACTCACACTGCCGGTGCTTCACAAGCTGGTACAGCAAGTGGTACTTTGTACTATTTTGTTGCAGACGAAAAAGACGGCGCTGAGTCAGCGTAATTAAATAATTAAGTGTGGGCTTCGGCCCACACACTAATTTAACAAGGAGAAAATATTATGGGCGGTTCATCTTTTTCAAGTGACCAAACAACCTTAAACCAAACCGGTGTAACAACAGGTGCAAATTTAAGATCAGGTAGAACTAGAGTTACTTCTATTCAAGCTGCAGGAGCAAGTTCATCAGTCGTTGAACTTTACGACCAAACAGCTGCAGTTGCAGTACCAGCAAATTTAAAAGCTAAGTACTTATTTGATGTAGATGGTTTATCTGTTTTTGTACCAGGTTCAGGAATTTTATTTACTGAAGGTGTAACAATTGTAGTTACTGCTTCAGCAGGAGCTACGCTAACTATTACTGGCGGATAAGGTTTATACATGGCGACTATTACTTACACAGTTACGGTTGCAACTGGAACCAATCAATATAGCGCTAACGCAAGTAAGTTCTATATAAACGGAGAGGTTAGTCCAGTTTTAGAACTTCAAGAAGGTAATACTTACATCTTTAATCAAGATGATAGTACTAATGCAGGTAATCCTTTAAGATTTTCAGCAACAGCAAATGGAACTTTTGGAACTCCCCCGGGAGGTACAGCAGGGACAGGGGTTGAATACACTACAGGTGTAACTTCTTCTGGAGTTCCTGGAACTCCAACAGCTTATACTCAAATTGTTGTCGCTCCGGTAGCAACTACTGGT